CGGTCTTTAGCCCACGGCTTATGGCCATATACGCCATCTGAGTATAATCCTGCCATATTAAGCTTTTCTTTCTCTTGGCGGGGTGTACGTTCTAGTACGAGTTCTTTTCCGTGTGCTAGTGCTTGTACTTTTTAACCTAACGGTTGCTCCCTTTTTCACAGGGACTTCCCCTTCAGAGTTTTCATTTAAGTTATCTGGGGAAAATACTTTGTTTTTATTTAATACGTCTTTATCAGTTTCTACTGAACTTATAGGTATTTCGGCCTTGTGCATAACAAGTCTATCGTTTGGGTGAGTCCCCATACCGCCAGTTGCGTGTTCGTGCCATGCGTGTGATCCCATTTCTTCTGCAACTTTACTATGAGCAGACCAATGTACGCCTAACCCAGCGTTAGAAGTGTAGCGGTCACCAGGAACAAAAATCCCCCTGTGCGCTTGAAATGCTAACTCAGGTTGACGCGATGGGTCCCCGCTTCTATCTGGAACAGGCATACTATTTCCAAGCTGGACGCATACGCGCCATCTGGTCTACACGTTGTTTGTCCAATGACATTGGGGATGTGCTACGCATATTAGCCTTACCATCGTTTGGTAAGTGTGGAGCAGGTGCAGCCATGGCGTTCTCTACGTTGCGTATTGATAAATACACATTGCCAACTCGTAAAGCCTTCATTTGACGCGCAATACCGCGAGTGTTTTCTAAACCCTCTGGGTAGTAATAATCAGATGAATCAATACGCTCACCGCGGTGAACGCCTCGTTGGTATGATCGTTGACCAACTCGTGTCTTTAAGCTGTTCATGACGGTATCTGAGGTGCTTGAAGGACGGCCTCGGTCGTCACGACGGGATCTAATAGTACCTAAATAACCATCTGGATATTCTGCTTGCGGTGCGCGTCCAACACCGAGGCGTAAAAAATCAAGCTCTGAACGAGCAACAGGAGTACCACCTCCACCATAGTTGGTGTAGGTTCCTGCCATACCCGCAGCGCCGAGGCTCTGCGTATTTTGATGTGGAGCGCCCATGTTCTTATGGTACGCGGTGTTCCCCTGCTAAAACTGCTAAATCTCTGCGGGGATCGTACCCCTCACCAATAACTAATGAAACAATACCTGTTGGTGATTCCAACCCACTCTTATCTCTAAACCACGCGCTGCCGCCGTCCATAGCAGGTACTTGAACCCACAAGCGCGGACCAATTTGATCGGCACGAAAATGGTGGAAATGGCCTGTCATTAAAACATCAGCTGATCCTACTGGTGTACGACCAGTTGCTTGGCCTGATATCCATTTACCCATATCTTTTGCTTGATGACCGTGCGCTAATCCTAATACGGTTCCGCCTAAATCTAACGCAAGGGTAGCGTGATCGGCAGGTGGGTAACAAAACTTAACGTGTGATAGCGCTGGGTTCTCTGAACAAGCATCTTGTACAGCAGCGACTATCTCTATCTGCCACGAGTCAATAGGATCTAACATAGTAATTCTATGAGGCTCATCATGATTGCCAGGAACTACTGGAATAATTAAAGCCTCACATAAAGGCGCAAACGCTTTAATCCAAGCCATAAGAACTCTGCGCCCTACTCTAATCTGTTGTGTTACTCCTAGGTCGCTACGGCCAATTACCATGCCTTTTTGTGAGCTGGTGCCTTCAATACAGTCGCCTAATTGAGGTAGAACAACTGTGCCAATAGGCCTGCCTAGCTTAAGTAATTCTTTATGACGCTCTACTGCGGCGTCTAAACCACGAAGAACTCGGTTAATTGTTTCTTCTGTTCCGCCACCCGCATCTTTGCCATACTGAGTATCGCCTATCGCGTAAATAGCATACAAAGGGCCCGATATCTTTTCGCTTTTGCTGGGCTTCCACTTTTGTATATGGTCAACCAACGCATCATAGTCAATGTCAACGCCGTGCTTTTGAAAAGCAGGTTTTACATTTACCCGCGCTGCCTCTAACCACTCACCATCGTAACGTTGCCAGCGACTCTTACGAACGCTTACTACAACCCATACTTCTGGGTCTAAATCAAAATCTTTAAATAGGTCTACTGCGTCTGGCAGTTCACCTGCGTTGCGCGGTGTAGAAATAAAATAACCACCGTCAACTCCTATATCTAATTTTGCTCGCCAATCTTGAGGAACGTTACTCTGCTTTACTTCGTTCTGCATGCTGTTTAAATCAGCATTTATAAGGGTTTTTCCTAGTATATTTAATTTTTCAGACATGTACAGTACCCTCTCAAGTGGGAACGAAAAGCGGTTAACCCAAAAGGCATTGACTCTGCGTTATGTAACTCTTTATATAATGAGGCAAGAACAACGTTTTTATTATTTTCTTTTAATTTAGCAAATGCTTCTTTTTCAGCATCTTCTAATGACTCAATCCAAACGCTTACTACACAGTTAATAGAAGCTTTTTCTTCAAGGTGCTTTGTTAAAATATCCAACATGTTATCCCCTTGTTGTCGTCATGATGCGTTAAGATTAACACATAAACACCGCCATAACAACAAAAAACCCCGCCACTAGGGCGGGGTTTAATTGGTAATACTTTAAGCTAAATCTGACATCCCTGATTGAAATGAAGGACGTTGACGATTCATAGCTGGGCCAAGAATACGGCCGTTGCTTTGAGTAGCTGATGCCTCTGGTGCGACATGCGCATTAAAACCTACTCTAACTCCGTAAGTTGCTCCGTTACGTCCTTGAGCATTTGGGCTCAATACATTTGGGCGTGATGGCTTTGGTTGTGCATATGGATCACCAGACGCTGTGTTCTTCTTTTTGATAAGTGTTCCGCGCTCAGGCATTGCTACGCGTGGTTTTGCACTTGACGAAGATTTTGGCGCAGTTGATGCGTCCGCAATCGTTGGGTTCTTAGTTGAATCTTTCATTTATTTTCCTTTGGCCTAAGGGTTATTAAAGAATAACAGGATTACCGTACTTCTACAGACCAAACAATGGCTGAGATAGTGCCTTCATGGCTTTCAATGCTAGCAAAACCAGGCACACAGATAAGGTCTAGCCCTCTAGGTGCGGTGTAACCACGAGCAATGGCAATAGCTTTGGTGGCTTGGTTTACTGCTCCAGCGCCTACTGCGCGTAGTTTACAAGACCTTAGCTCATAAATACTGTGGGCAATTGCTGATGCGACGGCTTGGGGGTTGCTACCTGCGCTTACACGCAGAATGTTTTCTTCATTTTGTTCAGTCATTTTATACCTCGGTTTACGAATAGTGTGAGTGTCCCGTGGGAATAAGTATGAGGTATTAAATAGTAACTGTCTTATTAAATAGGAGTTGGGGCTGTGGCCAAAGCTCCGCAGGAAAAGCACTCCATATCAAGCATATATAGGGATATTTCCCCATCTTGAAACATGACTTTTACGTTCCAAAGGGTAGACCCGCAAATGCAGACCTCTACAGGGTCGCCGCGAAGGTCAAGCACCCCACTTCTCCTTTAATCCGTCAATCAACTTGCGATTGGCTTCAATCTCGTTTTCAATCTCAACTACCTGTTCTGGGCTTAACTTCTCTTTATTATCTTGGTAAACGCGAAGCCCTGTTTCAAAGTTTTGTTCAAAGATAGCAAGCTGTACCGCACGACGCTCTTTTACAAATGCTTCTGCGGCTGCTTGATTTGTTTCTTTTTTTTCTTGTCGCTTACTCACAGCTCAATTCCAACCCAAAAACATAAAAAATCAATATTAATTGAGTACTTATCAATAGAAAACCCTAATGATAAACGCTTTCCATAGCCAAATGACAGCCAGTGAGTTTTAAAAACTTTAATTTCTTTATGCATTATCCTTGCCCTCCCCATCCTCCGCCTTTAAATTGAACAGCAGGTGGCGTAAAAACCTTAGACATTGCGTTACCACATTTACTACAATCGGGCCTACTAGAGGCGTCAAACGCAAAGTGCATCTCTACAGTGCTTCCGCACGGATCACAGATAAAATCATATTTAGGCATTTTGTTCTCCATATCCTGCTTCACGTAATAGTTCTACAAAATCTTCAAGCCGTAGTAAGGTTACCCACTCACCCACGTTAGCTTCGCCTTGACCATTAAGCCTTAGTACTGCTACTGGCAAGTCTTTACCGTTATGTCGGTCTTTGAGTTGTTTAATAGTAGCACCTGGAGAAAAATCTTTACGCGCCTTTACTTCCCAGTCAATCCCTACTGTGCCTGTTATGTCAGTGCCTGGTCGCCCCGCGCCAGTGCTCTCAGCGTATGGAAAGCCATGCTCAGCAAGGTACATGGCTACAACTTTCTGAGAACGATACCCTCTATGTTTACGAGATTGACTTGGCATTAGAACCTGTTTCGTAATGCTGAAGTGCGTCGAGTAAGCTCACGGCTAGTCAAGCTGTAATAACGCTCAAGGTTATCCATTGTAGTCTCTAGCATTTTACGATAGGCGTAGGCATACATCTTTGCCGTAGATAGCTCAACAATCTCTGGGTCTACGATAACAGCAGCTTTTAGCATGGTAGCTTTTTCTGTACTCTTACCATTAGTTTTAGATAAAAATGCTTTTGCCTCAGCGGTGGAGTATGCGTTTTCAGCCTCTAGCTCTGCTAGAGCGGCACATGCCACTTGTGTGCGAAGAAAACTGTAGTTCTCCATATATTTGGTTGCTAAGACCATCAACTCTTGATCGTCTACAACTGTAATATCTTTTGGAAATGGGGGCGCATCAATATCTAAGTTACGTCGTACAGGTAGCCCTTGCGCCTCAAGGACTTTCATTACCTCATCACTTATGCCAGTTGCTATGATTTTAATCATTTGTATACCCTTTACAGTTAGCGCACTCATCAGAAGATAAATTACATACAGGCGGTTTCTTATCTCGAACTGCATCACAGATCATCTTAGCCGCATCAAATAGTTCAGTAATTCCAAAATCGCTTTTGTGAACTACAAACTCTTTTGCTTCTTGATTGGCTTTACATTCATAAACAAGAACAGCTTCTTGCGGTACGTTTTCATACCCAAGTAATTCGGCTAACTTCATATAAATTTGAACTTGTGTTATATGTTTTTGGAATGGCGCCTTTAACGCTCTCCATGCCTTCTCAATGTCATTATCGTTTTCAATTAGTAACTCAGGGGCTTCCCACCTAAGGGTACCTACACCTACTGATTTAATTTCAAGCATTAGTGGATCGCCAAGGCCTACTAGCCAGCCATCTGAGTGCCCACTAATACGTAATGGCTCATAAAACAACGGCACTTCGCGGTACTCAAGTGGCCCATCGTGACAGTCAGAACCGCCCCAGAACATCTCTTCGCACTCAACGCAATACCACTTACCGTACAGTACGTTCATCTGCTGAAACCAGCGCTGCCACTTTGCATGGATAAAATGGCCTTCTTCAAATACTGATAGAAGGCGCATACTCATTTTTCTATTAGCCTGTGGTGTTTGACCTAACAGTTGAAAGTAAGATGCACGGTAACACCAGTTACCACTTGCCATCTCAGATGGGTGTAGAACGTCTGTTCTACGTGATCCATCTCTAGGCTTAGACAATAGAAAACGCTCTACTGAACCAAGAACACGCGTATCTTTTTTACCCACTTCGATGAACCTCTTTAATGTGCCACTTGGTTTGTATTTCATAAGTAGAACCTATCACGACTTTTTAGTTTCTACCCAATCTTTAAATGAAATTCCTGCTTTAGTCGCTTTACGTTTTAACGAGTTGCGCTCACGGTGGCTCATACCGCCCCAGATACCGTGCTGCTCTTCCATTTTATCTGCGTACAGTAAACACTCTTTACGCACAGGGCATTCTGGTAAACCGTCTTTGCCGTAGCATACGGCTTTAGAAACCTGTGCTATTGATTGGTATTTAGATTTGTCTCTCGGGGGGTACCAGAGTTCGGTATCCATCCCTCTACATTTGGCTTTGTGTCGCCAGCTTTCATTGTGTCCAAGATCTGATTCGTACAAGTATGCTCCTGAAGAGTAGAGCGAAGCTCTAGAAAATCATCTTCAGTTAACATTACGTAGTTCTCGTTGTTAAGACTGAAACCGAGGATAGGCATCCGACTGTCAAGAATTGCTTCTTCAACAATCTTTTCTAAAACCGTCGCTTTGACGGTAAAAGAAGCTTTGCCCGTCCACTTATGCTCTATGAGCAAATCAGTAGAACGCACATCGCCTTTCCGACTCCAGAACGCTCCGCTTCCAGCACTACGCTGTCCGCCAACTTTCTTTGCAAGTCGGTCCTCATGCTTCTTAGACTCTCGTTGGCCCTTACTCTTCATAAGCGAACTTAGACCCAGCTTTAATTGAGTCCAGCACGTCCCGTTCAAGGGCCTCTTTCAAGTCAATCTCTTCCCGTATTGAGGCAAGCATAGCATCTGCACCCTGCCATTGCCTATCACCATACCGATAGTAGGCCCCAGCACGGACAATAACCTTATTTAACTTGCCAATAGCAATCAATTCCTTACCAAAATCAAGTTCTCCAGGGGCTACCTCGCCACCCTCAGCAAAGTAAAAATCAAAAGAAGCTACACGAGAAGGTGGGGCAGACTTATTTTTAAGCACTCTTGCTTTAATAGATTGACCTATACGACGCTTATCTTCGCCAGCGCCTGCTTCAATCCAGTCGTCTCTACGTACGTCTATACGGGTAAAGTAACTGTAGTTCTTTCCCTTACCGCCTGGGGTAGTGCGTGGATCGCCATACATAACGCCAACCTTGTCGCGCCATTGGTTAATTATAATTCCAATAAATGGACGTTCAAACTCTGTAAGGCTGCGCTTAGAGGCTAGCCCAACTTTACGAAAAAACTTATTAGTAAGTAACGCGCCACGGCCTACAGTGTGCTCGTCCATATCTTTGTCGTCTTCTGCGCTGGGCACTAACGCTGGAAGTGAGTCAACTACAATACAATCAATTGCTTTGCTCTCTACAACCTGTATGACGGCCTCGTACGCCTCTTCCATAAGGTTTGTAGACACTACGTACACGCGAGAAGTATCAACGCCGCACATCTCTGCGTATTTTGGTACCCACTGCTCTGCTGCTACCCACACAGTTGTAAACTCTGGGTTAAGCTTTTGGTTTGCAGCAATAGTTTTTAATGCAATTGCTGTTTTACCTTGGCTCTCTTCACCGATAACTTCATGCCACTGGTTAATTGGCCACCCGCCACCTAGCGCTACGTCTAAAGAAATAGAACCCGTAGTTAGGTACCCCATAACGTCGTCTCTAATATCAGACCCTAAAACAATTGTGCCTACGCCCATTTTTTTATTGATTGAACTAAATACTTTTGCTAACTCGCCTGTAATTGCCATTAAATATGTCCAATGATTGTCTGTGGATTAAACCCGCCTGCTTGTACTTGCTTTGACGGTTGAGCTGGTCCTGAAGCTTGTGGCCCGCTTGTTATACCTTTGCCCATACCTGAACCGCTTTGTGTAATCGGATACCCGCAATCATAACAGCGTTTACGAGCCTCTGGTGTTGCCCCTCCGTAGTTACCGCTACCACATCCTGGGCAGCGATCCCCCATAGGAACCGCAGGAGTTGCTACTGGATACGAAGGCTGTTGTCTTTGGTACGGAGCCTGCTGTTGTGGAACGTAAGTAGGTTGTATACCTTGTTGTTGAGGTATTGGTTGAACACCCAGTTTTTTTGCAAACCAATCTGCATTACTCATTGTCAATTCCCATATCTATATCTACTCTTCCTGAACTTATTGCAGCAGTTTCTAATATACCAAGGCTAAGCCCGATAGATAAAGCACCAATTAAAGACGACATAGAAATTGCTTTATATATAACAGATGAAGATTCTATCTCTTCTTTAGACATTGCGTTATTAGCTTTAGAGTCTTGTAAAGCAAGCATAGTAGAGACGCTCATATCAGAAATAGAATCAATAAACGGCATTAGCTCAAAGATACCGCTAAGGCGTAAATCGCTATCTTCTTTCTCTTTAACGTCACCCTCTTCACTAACTCTGTTTAAACCAACACCCTCCGCTAAAGAGTTTGCAGGAGCTAGGCCTGTGTCATATAGATACCAACGGAGCATAGTTGATATTGGAATCTCTGTAGACACAATCTCAAGCTTTTTCTTTCGGTTATACCATGCCATTTTCAGCCCATTTCTTCTTACGAGTTAATAAATAAATAGCGGCCTGATAGCCACTCATTACTTGCCGTGCTATTGGCGTTTGATATAAGTGCCTCATAAGTTAAAGCGTAACTTATTTTTTTGTTAAGCATAATCCAACTAGCCACAGAAGCGGTAGCGTTTGAAGTACCAACCATAAACTTAGTGGTGCCGTTTAGATTAGTTACAAACCAACGACCATTGGCGTACACCGTAGTGCTGGGCGTACCATTGCTGTAGCGAGCAATATAAGGTTTGGCAAGCGTATCCCATGAAACGCCCGCTTTGCTTGCGGAGTTATCCGTGGCGCCTACCGATATTGTGTCAGGGGAGCATGCTGGAGAAAACACAGCAGTTCTGTTGCTGTCGTTTCCCGTAGAGGCCACGACTTGAACGTTATTAGCTTTTAGTACGGCTAAATCGGCAGCCATACCATCAGGCATACGACAACCATCAAAGATTTTACCTTGGGATAGACTTACTACCGAGATATTAAACTTAACTCTATTAGCCACTACCCAATCTAATGCACTCTTAACACTGTCTAATGAGTATAGATATGGATTGCCTTTATCAGTCATTCCTACAATTCTGATAGGAATGACCTTTACATTGGGATTTACCTTAGTAATAATTGACATCATTTGGGTGCCGTGGCTAAAGATAGCGTTGGTGGTAGTAGGTAGGTTAGCTGCTCCAGGGCCTTCCATAAAAGGTTTTTTATTAGGGCACGCCCCAGCCCCAGACTCAATCAAGCAAACCTCATAAACTACATTAGAAAATAAACTGGTATTAATTCCGTTATCAATAAGAACTAATGTTGGAGGCACCTCAGCATGTGCTGGAGATACCAGCCCTAGCATTAAAACAATTACTGATAGTAGTTTACGCATTTATTTTCTCGCCCTCTAGTTGTTTGATCATTTTGCTTCTCCCCATTTTGTAACTACTTTGATGTCTGCTACCAAAGGAATGGGTAGGATTTTAATCTCTTCCATAGCCTCGCGGATAGCGTTGACTGTTTGGTCTACCAAATGGTCTGGAGTTAACGTTACAAGTTCGTCGTGCACTGTAAGGATTAATTTAGCACCTTCTGGGATCATCTGATGAGCGCGGACCATAGCAACTTTAATAATGTCAGCGGCTGAGCCTTGGATTCTTGTGTTAAAAGCTTGACGCTCAGAGCTAGACCTAAAGCTGTGAACTTTAGACGAGATATCAGGAAGGTAGCGTCTACGCTTTAAAATTGTAGTGACGTATCCTTTATTACGAGATAGGCCGATAACCTTAGCGCGATAAGTGCTAACAGCCGCAAATTTATCAGAGAAGTCAGTCAAAAGCTTTTTTGCCTCATTGACCGAACACCCGATAGAACGTGCAATCTTGTCAGGGCCTACGCCGTAAGCCATAGCAAGCACAAGAACCTTACCTGCTTTACGGTCTACCCCCATCGTATCACCTACCGTAGTGTAGATATCACCACCATCTAGATAGTTTTTCATCATAATTGGGTCTTCTGACATTGCCGCAATTACACGAGGCTCAATCTGTGAGTAGTCGGCTACTACTAACTTGTACCCTTCAGGGGCTGTAAATAAGTTACGGATAGAGCGCCCGTGCGCAGTGTGCGGAGCAGGTACATTTTGAAGGTTAGGGTTACGACTAGAAAACCGACCAGTCTCTGCCCCCCATTGAACAAAGTCACCGTAGATGCGGCTGTCAACCAGCATAGACTCTCGCGTTTCAACTTTTGATTTACCGCCTACAGTCTTAGTTACCTCACCGCCTAAGTACGGAATTACATACGTGCTCATTAACTTATTTAAATCTGAATAAGTTAAAAGGGCGTTTACCAACTCATCTTTCTCACGGTAAGGCTCAAGCGCCTCAGCAGATACGGAATAATCTTTGTAGTCAAGATCAGTCTCTGCCTTTTGTAAACCTTTACCAGTAAGAAGCTGTGGTCGTAGCCCTCGACAGCCCTCGTCGCGAGGCCCGTATAAAATGTATTGTTTTTCATTATTTGAATTAATGTTAAACGGCTGACCAGCAATACGATAAATATTAGACCTAACCTCTTCGATCTCAAGCACTAGCTTGTCATGAAGAATCTGTAATTCATTAGTGTCGATGGGCGCGCCAGTCAGTTTCATATCACAAAGAACACGGAGAACATCCATCTCCAACTTCATAACGCCGTCAACATCAGCGGCAGTTAATTTTGGGGCAATAGTTTTCCAAAGAATGAATGTGTATTTAGCATCTAAGTAAGAGTATTTAGCTACATCACTAAACGAGTAAAGCTCAACCTGATGGCCAATGCCCTTTTCCATGCTGTAGCCCAACTCTCGCTGTAAACAGTCGTCTAAACCTAGCTTGCCTTTGTTCTTGTTATCATATAAAAAAGAAGCCATTAGCGTGTCAAAGTAAGGTCCTGGAGGCACACTACCTCCGTAGTACTTTGCTACAGAACTAAGATCAAAAACTAAGTTGTGGCCTATGGTCAATATGCTGTCGTTAAACATTAAAGGCTTAATTGCTTTGAACACCTCTGCTGGAAACAACTGCGTAGGGGCGTCATCAAACACTTTGATTGCTTTTTTCTTATCACGAGAGTAGTCCAACTCTCGGGCAGGTAGCCCAGCGGCCACTCGTTTTTCACCTTGCCCAGTTAAAGGAAACGATTCAGAAACGAACTCACCGTGCGGATGCCCCATAGGAATTACATCGCCTCTGCCATGAGTAGCAAAGCTAATCCAAAGAACTTCGTTTACAGCAGGAGTACCGCGATGATCTCCAACGGTCTCCACGTCAAATGCAAACGAGTCTTGCTTAAGATAATAATTAACCATCTCGTTTAACTGCTTTTTTGTTGTAATAATATTCAAGTTGCACCCCTTATAAAGCCGAAAGGCTAGAGCCAGGGGATATAGGCCCTAGCCTTTCAGCGACCTATTTATTAAAGAAGTGAAGAAGCAACTGCTTCTAGTTCTTCCCAAGTTGGCTCCTTGATAGCGGAGCGTTCAAACGGCACCATTGCAGCAATTGCTTTTTCAATTGCTTCTTCATCTGTAATGCCCCAGTCCTCAGCGAGGTCACGGGGCTTAACTGGATTAATATGGTACACAGTTGATTGCATCTTGCCTGTACGACTAATTGCCCAGTAGTTCTTTGTTAAAGGGCCTGCTGGTGAGAAGTGTGCGGCATGCAGTGATTTGTACAAACGTGGACTTGCAATAAGCATTTGACGCTGCGGACCACCAGGTGCGCTGAGGTTAGCAACTGTAAATGCCTTTTTATCTTCAGGCTTACTTCCAAGCTTTACACACAACGGGTCGTTAGCACCTAGTGAAACGAATGAACGCTTACCTGATGTAATTTGTGACAAGAAGTGCTGCTTATAGATGGCGAACGGGCCATCTTGATCAAGGAACTTGATTACTTGAAAGTCACCATCGCTGAATTTAAATTCAACTGGGTAACCGCCTGCTGGTGCCGCTGCTTTATCTGCGGCTTCCCAACCAGATTGAATTACTGAGCTTGTGCTCTGGGCTGGTCGGTCTTCGATTGCTGTGTTAGAAAACTCGTCGTTCTCTGCTACGTACTCATCTGTTCTGTTTACTGCCATTTTTTATCATCCTTTTATTTTAGTTTAGTTTAGTTTCGTTTGCTCGGATGTTACTCCAAGCCTCGGCTATCTCATTGCTGAGCTGTCGGTGTGCAGACCATTCTATACGCTTTATGTTTAGAAGTCCAGCCGAATCAAACAACCGAATTACTGCTTCCACCATAGCCCTAGAGTAAAGTCTACGGCCTTGATGGTCATCCCCCTTAGAATTCTTCTTAGCGGGAAGTCTATATGGTGAGGCAGGTAGGTACCCCTCTTTTATCCAAGTACGGATAGTAATAACTGGACGGCCTAGGGCCGCAGCAAGTGGCCCAATAGTAAACATTTCTATCTCATTGCCGTTAGGCAATGTTTTTTTATAAGGTTTACTATCCCAATGTACATCTAATTTTACTTCTGGAGCTTTTTCTACTAACGGCTTTCTTTTACGTTTGCTGTTAGGATAATAAGAATCCAAATCTTCAAATAGTTTGTCTATCTCATCTGACATTACTTATCCAATAAAAATGCGTACGAAACCTTAGAGGGAAACATTGCGTCAATATCTTCTTCTGTTAGGTAATTTTCATAAAACGCAGACATAATAGCACCCTCGTCAATAGTGGCAACCATTTTTATGCAGGTATCTTTGATGCCTTTTTTAGTAAGAATCTCCTCTGCAACATCCATATCAAGTGATTTAGAAACACGACGTTGACGTGTAAGAGTTATATCTCCTGTAACCTCATCAGTGATTGTAAGTATGCGGTGACCTCGGTCATCGGCTTCTACTGCGTCTACAACTTCAATAAGTCGTTGTTTAATTTCTGTCTGACGCTTGGTAATTAAGTCAAGCTCATCTTTAAGCATAAGATATTGACGAACATTATTTTTAAGTTCTTGGCTTTCCATG